TTTGACTCCGTAATTAAGCTTATTTCCAAGACCATGAGCAGAAATGCGGTTGGGGCGAATGTGGAAACAGAGACGGAAAGAGAAATATTTTGTTCTGTTGAGTCCGTTGGAAGGGCTGATTTTTACCAGGCGGCACAGGCTGGGCTTGACCTCTCCCTTGTCTTTATCACTCATCCGTCCAATTATGCGGGTGAGAAAGAGATTGAATATGATGGCAAACGGTACGCAGTAACCCGAACCTATCAGAAGGATCTGGAAACCATGGAACTCTATACCGGAGAAAAGGTGGGATTGTATGGATCTGACGAAAGCAGTTAACGAAATACTGTTAAAGTATGTGGATGATTGCGAGGTTGCTCTGCTTGGAGTTGAGGAGGCTGTTGCAAATGAGGCTGTGAAAAAGCTCAATGCTACATCTCCATACAATCCAAAGTCAAAAGGGCATAAAGGCAGACACTACAACAAGGATTGGTATGTGGATTCCAAGAATAAAAAGCATTATAACCACTACATAATTGCTAACCATCAGTACCAACTCACACACTTGCTGGAAAAAGGGCATAATATTGTCAGTGGCGGGAGAGTAGTTGGTCATTCCAAAGCAGAACCGCATATCAAAGCCGTGGAAGAGTGGGCCAAGAATGAGGTTGTGGCAAGGGCAGAGCTCTATCTTGGAATGCACAAGAAGAATGACCGGCAGTTGGTTATAAAGACCGGAGGTGGATCATGACACAATCCGAATTTGTGGAACAGCTCGCAACAACCGGGCTCCCGGTGTTTTATATGTATGCTCCCAAAGGAACCGCAGTACCTTTTATTGCCTACACTTGGGACTCTGACAACTTTGGAGCGGATAGCAAGGTTTACCAGCGCATAGCACAAGTTACTGTTGAGCATTATCATGCAGCTTATGATGATGGCTCGGCTCTGATCAATGTTTTTAATGAGAATGATCTGTTTTGGAATGTTGAGCGGTCATTCTCAGCAGACCAAAAGACATATATTGACATTTACACAATGGAGGTTTTGGAAAATGGCGAATAAAGTAAAATTCGGTCTTAAGAATGTGCACTATGCCGTTGTTACAGAGACAGTGGATGCACAGACCGGCGCTGTCACATCTACATATACCACTCCCAAAGCCTGGAAGGGTTCCGTGAGTATCACTATGGACCCAAACGGCGAGGATGTACCGTTCTATGCGGATGACTCTGATTATTACGATATACCCGTAAACAACGGATACACAGGAACTCTTGAGGTTGCAGATGTTCCGGAGGATGTCGAGACAGATGTTTTTGGCTACACCAAGGATGCTACATCCGGAATTGTAGTTGAAAAGTCCACAAGCACAAGGAAATATATTGCGCTGCTCTTTGAATTTAATGGGGATACCGAGAAGCGTAGATTTTGTTTCTACCGTTGCAAGCTCCAGAGACCGAGCGTGGCATCTTCCACCACAACCGAGACCGTTGAGGTGGGAACCGACTCTCTTGCAATCACAGTATCTCCGAGACCGGATGACAATGTGATTAAGGCAAGGGCATATGAGTCTGATGCAGCTTATGATGATTGGTACACAGCAGTACCTACCGCAGCATAATAAACAACGAGCCGGGGAAGTGACAAGCCCCGGCTTTTCTTTGAATAAAGGGGAAAAATCATGAGAAAAACAATCGAATTATCAAATGGAGCAGTGACATTGGAGAGCAATGCAGCAACTCCGCTGATTGCCAAGAGGATCTTTGGAATTGATTATTTTGCATACTTCCAGAACGCAGACAGCGGCGAGCTTGGAAATTCCACAACAAATCTGATGAAGCTCACCTTTGTCATGGCAAAACAGGCAGAGATATCCGCACGGATCTCCGGAGCATCCGAACAGCTCAATGAGTTGTTTAAGCTCAAGGAAGAGGATTTTGTTGCCTGGAGCATGGGGATTGAGTTTAACGAGATGGCATCTGACCTGCTCCCATTCGCTATGCAGGTGTGGGCCGGAAACAATGAGACAAGCTCCACACCAAAAAACCAGCAAGACCGACAGTAAGGCCCTGCACTGTCGGACTTTTGATGTTAAGGGCAAAAAAACTCGGTTTATCAATCGAGGAGTTATGCTATCTCACCATTGGAGAAGTGGTGGATATGTGTATTGAACAAGGAAATGACCATGAAGAGTGGCCCTATGCGCCCACTCAAGGAGATATAGATAAGCTGATGAGGTGACTGGTATGGCATCTGGAACAATAAAAGGGATCACAATTGAGATAGAGGGCAAGACTTCCGGGCTTGTAAAGTCTCTTGGAGATGTCAATAAGTCACTCTCACTCACACAGAAGAGCCTTAAGACCGTAGATCAGGCACTCAAACTTGACCCGGGTAACATTGACACGATACGGAAAAAGCAGGAGATCCTTGCAACCGCAATCGAGCAGACCAAAGAAAAGCTTGAACTGGAGAAAAAGGCCGCTGAGGATGCGGCAAAGGCACTCCAGGAGGGGACAATAACCAAGAGCCAATATGATGCTTTGCAGGCAGAGGTTGCCAAGACCACCGCCGAGATGAACAAGCTGGAGAAAGAAGCGGTTGAGACAGATAAGGCTCTTGATAAAACCGCAGAGACAGGGCGGTTTGACAAGCTCAAGGGTGCTCTGAGTAAGGTTGGAGACGGCCTTAAGATTGCAGGACAAGCCGCCGGCACGATTGTCGCAGGCGCAACCGCTGCCGCTGGAGCATTGATCAAGGTTACATCCGGAGCCGCAGAGACCGCTGATGAGATTGATAAGATGTCGCAGAAAATCGGCATCTCCAAAAAGGCTTATCAGGAATGGTCCTATGTGATGGGGCAGAACGGTATGGATGTAGATATACTCCAAACCGGAATGAAAACCCTCAACACGCAGATCCTTAAGACTCAGAGCGCAACAGATAAGAGCAAGACTACCCTTGGAAAGCTTGGTATTGCAGTTACGGACTCAACCGGAAAGCTCCGAGCACAAGAGGATATTCTCTATGACACCATCACAGCTCTTGCCGGGATGGATGAGGGTGCGGATCGTGCAAAGCTTGCGCAGGAACTCCTTGGAAAGAGTGGCTCCGAACTTGCCCCGCTGCTCAATCAGGGCTCAGGAGCAATCAAGGATCTGACCAAGAGAGCGCATGACCTCGGACTAATTATGAGTGATGAGGCGGTGGATGCCGGTGTAAAGCTTGGAGACACCATGGATGATGTTAAAAAGTCATTTAAGGCTCTTGCTACTAACCTTGGAAGCTCCCTGATGCCGGTGGTGCAGAAATTCTCCGATAAAATTTTAGATTTTATGCCCCGCTTTCAATCTCTTTTCGATAAGATTGGGCCCGCATTAACAGACTTCCTTGACCGGATGCTCCCTGTGTTATTTGACCTGGGAGAACAACTCCTGCCGCCGATTTTCGACCTCATTGAGGCTATTATTCCGGTGCTTACGGAGATTGTGAGCGCAATCCTTCCGGTAGTTGCTGAACTGCTTAGTACCATCATGCCGGTGCTTACAGACCTCGTGAAGTCGATATTACCCATTCTTGTAACATTGATTGAGGCTGTCAGCCCGATACTCAAAGCGGTTGTGGATATCCTTAAGCCGCTGCTTGACCTCGTGATGAATCTGATCAAGCCGCTTTTGGATTTGGTCAACAATATCCTTAAGCCTCTCACTGATCTGTTCAAAGGTGTTGGAGATGCGTTGAGCACCGTTCTCGGACCCGCAATTGACCTCGTTGGAGGATTGCTTAACAATCTGCTCGGCCCTGCATTTGAGGCTATCGGTGGAATTGTGGATACAGTATGCAGTGTTGTCTTTGGAAGTTGGGAAGATTTAGGTGAGAAGTTGAAAGGATTGTGGGAAGGTCTCAAGAGTTTTGCATCAAAGATCTGGAAAGAGATCTCCAGCATGGCAGATGCAGCGGTTGAGGCTGTCCTTGGAGCAATTGATGATTCGCAGACCGCCCTTGCAAAGGGTGTCAATGAGACCTATGCAAGGCTCGGGACCACGGAGGCAGAGGTTGAAGCGAAGAAAGCGCAGAACCGTGCCAAAGCGGAAGAGAGAGCAAGGGCACAGACAAGAACCACCTCAGGAATGCCGAGCAATATCAACATCAATATCGGGTCCCAGAAGGTTGACACGGTGGTTGCAACGGCGGGTAGATCAAATGCGAACCGGACAGGAGGTCACTAATGTTATCCAATTATCCTATCTATTTTGACAATACGGAACTCACAATAAGGCGGGTTCAGTGGAGCCGAGGATATGATAACCTCGAAAATGTCTCCGAGACAGAAGCAGGAACGGATGATGTTGAGGTGATCCGAAAGGGCAAGACGGTCATTGGAGCAGCATTCAACTGCTCTGACCGCTGGGCTTCCATCCTGTCTGCTTTTAATGATCAACAGAGCATCCAAGTGCGGTTTTACGATATCAAAACAAAGGACTATGTGACTCTTAAGATGCGCATGGAAGACCTGAACATTGATGAGGTGCAGGATTCCGACAGAGTAAGCGGCACAAATGGATTGTATATCGTGTCTTTTAATTTAATGGAGTTTTAGTATGTATGATGTTAGTCAGAAATACATAAATGCGATAAGAGAGCCAAGCCGCATCCGGAGGATCAGCGGTCACATTGGAAGTGTTGCGTTTGATGATGAGAATATCATTGGTGGAACACTTGTGATTGACAATGCCTGCTCTGAAGGTACGGAGGTCAAGATTGGTTCCGTGTATGTCGGACAGCTTCAATGCGTGTTCACAGGGATAGATCTGACGGGAGAATGGTATGGGAAGACCATTACTCTCTCTGAGGGTCTCCTTGTGGATGAGGATGAGTGGGAATATGTACCGCTTGGAACCTTTGTTGTGGAAGAGGCAAACCATTTTGAGGATGGTATTCATGTCACTGCTTATGACGGGATGCAGAAATTTGAGAAGACATTTCCAGTAAGTCAGACCTCCGGCACACCCTACGAGCTCCTTACACTCTGTTGTAATGAGTGTGGTGTGACACTTGCAAAGACAGAAGAAGAAATTGAGGCTCTCCCGAATGGTGATAAGGCTTTTGTGCTATTCGGTGAGAATGATGTTGAGACCTACCGAGACCTGATTCATTGGGTTACACAGACCATGGGTTGCTTTGCCACCATGACAAGGGATGGAAAGTTAGATGTAAGGATGTATGGTGGAACAACGGTTGACTCTATCGGGATCACAGAGCGGTGGAGAGGTGCGAGCTTTTCCGACTTTGTGACGAGGTACACCGGAGTCAGTGTGGTGCAAATTGACAAGGAAACCACGGTTTACAAGGGTTTGGAGGTTGATGACGGACTAACGTACAACCTTGGCTCCAATCCCCTGTTGCAGAATATCGTGCTTGATGAAATCTTGGGGAATATTCTCACGGCACTTGCGAATATTCGTTATACACCGTTTTCCGTGGATAAGGCCGGCAATCCTTCCTATGACCTTGGAGACCAAGTAGAGTTTCCCGGTGGGCTCGGCAGAGGGGTCACAGGGTGTATTATGGCCTATGATTACACCTATCATGCGGCCTATACGATACAAGGGTTTGGAAGTAACCCGGCTTTGGCGAATGCCAAAAGTAAGACCGACAAGCAGATAGCCGGTCTGATGTCCCGGACAAACTCGCAGGAGACACAATACTACACCTTTACCAATGCCGGGGAGCTTGTCATTGGAGAGACGGACAAAGAAATCATTCATATCCGGTTTGGGTCATCCAAGAGCACCACGAGTATATTCCAAGCGGAAATCCTCTGTGATGTGGAGAGCGGCGAGGACACCGAGACAGTGATTGCCAATGTGAAATATATCTTGAATGGCAATGAATTGCTTTATAAGCCTGTCGAAACGTGGATTGACGGAGACCATATGCTCCATCTGTTGTACTTCTTCCCGATTGACAGCGCACAGATAAACAATTTGTCCGTTCGGATGAATGCCGAAGGTGGAACAATCACGATCCCGGCGGCGAGTATCCAAGCGTGTATTTACGGACAAGGGCTTGCGGCTTCAGACAAATGGGATGGCTATATTGAGGCAGAGGACAACATTGTTGAGGTTGGATTTGGAACCGCCGGACAGAGTGTGGATGCAATCACAGGAGAAGTCACGGCAAACCTCATTCAGCCGCTTGTTCTGGAATTTTCCGAGCAGATACACGAAGTCGAGTTTGCTACTACACCGGATGTGGTTATGCCGTTTGGAGCAGAGGTTTATATCAATAAGTATCCTCTTCGCACAAAGACATGGGGCGAAGTAAAAGAAATGACTTGGGAAGAGGGTGGAATATATGATGCAACCACCCTCAAGCGTTACGGTTGGTAAGGAGGATTTATGAATTACACCGAGAATTTATCATTAGGCTTGCCGGAATACGGAGAAGATGCAGATGTGGCAGACCTTAATAGAAATAGTGGGATATTGGATGCGTACTGCTACAACACCCGACAGATAGAGTGTGAGCCTTATGACTCCACCAAAACCTATATGTCTGGAGACTTGGCAATCCATAACGAGGCGATTTATGAATGCAACACGGATAACACCACAGGCACTTGGGATGATAGCAAGTGGGACAGCACTACTCTTGCGGAACAGATAGCCAAAGCAAAGCAGAGTGGTGGCGAGAGCGCTCTTGCTGACTTGGAAGATGTGAACCTTACCAATCCGTCCGAGGGGCAGATCCTCACCTATGATGACACTAATGGCGAGTGGGTCAATACGGATAACATGGCTGTGACAAAAGAGGCAACCGGAAACCCCATCGAGCTGACGGATGCGGCGAGTGCTCCCCTTGTTAAGTGTGTGACGGAGATACAAGGCTCACAGGACTTACACGGATATGATAAGCCGTGGGTTGGGGGAGCAGGGAAGAATAAACTGCCGTTGGTGCTTGCAGATATTAAGGCTAATAACATAAGTGGTACATGGAGTGGGAATGTTTATACATATTTAGGGTGCAAATATACTCTAAACACAGATGATGGTGGAAATGTAATATCCATTGGAGTTGAGTATTCAAGTCAATCAACCGATGTTGCACTTCCGTTCTCTCTTAAAGCAGGGTCTTATGTACTTACAAGTGGATTTAGTGAGGACAACGGAATTAATGATAGTTATTTACAGAAAAATGGGGTAACTATTGCAAGAGGAAATGGAGCAAGTCCGGGAAATCAATTTACGCTTTCAGAAGATAGTACGGTTGCATGGCATTTGAGAGTTACAAATAAGAACTATACCGCATATCCTATGATCCGTCTTTCCACCGAATCAGACTCCACCTTCACCCCCTACTCCAACATCTGCCCCATAACGGCATATACGGAGGGGGAGATTGAGGTTGGTGACGGAGACGGAAATACCACCACCCACACCACCACCTACCCTTCTGCTATATATAGAGGGAGTGAGGATGTGGTGGATGGGGAAGTGGTTACGGAATGGGGCGTAATTGCTTCTTATTCCGGGGAAACACTTCCGGGTGAGTGGATAAGTGACCGTGACGAGTACGCACCCGGCACTACTCCGACCACAGGGGCGCAAGTGGCCTACGAACTCGCCACCCCCACAACCTCATCCGTCACCCCCACCAACCTCCCAATCAAATCTCTCTCCGGCTACAACCACATAGAGAGCAGTACGGGAGAGATGGAGATTGAGTATATCACGGGTGAGTATCAGCCACTCGTTGACCTCATACAGAGCGGAAACGGGCATACTTACTCCACGCAGGAGCAAGTTGTGGGGAAGTGGATTGATGGAAGACCAATTTATGAACGGACGTTTGTTGTTCCAAATTTTAGTGCAACCTCTGTCGCAAGCGGTACATTTTATGAAGGTGTGCTTGACCTTTCAACAGAATTTGCAGATGTAGAACGGTCTTGGGGATGCATTGATTCATCCTACATCGAATTACAGGACACCACCACGAGAATTGTAAACTTTGTGGATACGCAGAACCCGAAACAGCCGACAGTGCAGTTTCTTGGTGCGGCGAGAACGGGAACACTTACGCTGACAATGCAATATCTGAAAAGCACAAATGCAACACGCTCATTAAGTGCCCCTGTGACCTCGCAGAAAGCCCAAATAGAGCCTTTAACCGATAAGACCGAAGAAGTACCCACCGAAGAAGAAAAAGCCGTAAATGAGGAGGAAAATAATGATGAAACTCGTTAAGCTGAAACCTCTCAAACTCTCCAATGCAGTACGGGCAAAAGACTCAATCAAGTCCATGCCTGTCTCAAATACTCCAAAGCCCATGAAAATTCACGGACACACTACGATCATTCTCACCGACAAGGACGGTAACGAGTCAAGGGTTGAGGACGATAACATGATGACCTCGGCTTTGGAGGAATACTTTGCAAACTGTGGGTTTCTGAATTATCCCAACAACGATCAGAATAACATGGTGCCGGAGCTACTCGGTGGCATTATGGGCTTTGACACGGCTCTGGACGAGACCACGGATGCTTACGGCAAGACTCTCACCAAAGTACCGGCAGGAACAAAAATGACCTTTAACGCCTCTATCCTTAACTCGCAGATTGTAACGGATGTTACAGAGCTCGGTGCTTATGTTGAGAGCCAGAGCGGTTGGCAGGATGATGGATCTTATGTCGAGACTTATGATTTTTCCATGGAGCAGGGCAACGGTACAATAGCCTGTGTTTGTCTGTGTGGGAAGAATTACGGCATAGCAGGAGAAGGAAATGCAAGCTCCAAGGTGGCAAGCGCTGTTAAGGCAAGCATTGTTAACATCGCCGGGAACCGCACGAATTATAGCGGTGTAGCAGGCTTTATGTTTGCGTACTCCATGGAAGATAGCTCTTGTTTCTCTATTGATGTTTCGACAGTTGCGGAAACCGGCAAGGCAATCTTGAGACAGTACAGGCTCCCGGTTTCAATTATCAATGTCAAGGGAACGCAGAGTACTCCAATAGTCCTGTCAGAAGAGGAGATAACTGTACCGGCAAATATGGTTCCGTATTGCACCATGATCCACGGCTATGACTCGCAAGATTGGTACCCGATTTTGACACAGCCCGAGGGAATGAATTTGCTCATGTGGAACCATCCAACAGCGAACTCCAACGGTGATTTATGGGGTAACAGTTTCATGCAGTATCTTTGGACATTCAATCCTACCACGAAAGCCTTTACCGAGGAGACCTTGCAGAATACATCTGGAACGAGCTTGAACTGTCTCGGCCCGGCTTACTTTGATGGGAACTATGCATTTTTCATTAACTCATGGACTACTCCGTATCCCGGTAGACAGTACGTTGACAGCAGGACTATATATGTCTTAAACCGCACCACGAAAGCAATCACAACTATCACCAACCCTGTTGGAACGCAGGTACAGGGTGCAACCCATTACATTGGAAACAACGTAGAAAATCCATTTGTAAAGACCTATGATGCCGGTTGGGATTTGTACCATGGTTCCAAGTCGGGAAGGATTGTTACATCTGGAGCTCAGCCTGTTGTGGTGGATGCTGTTGCTGTAGACGAGAACCAAAATCAAGGCGTGTGCTATCCCACAAATGCAAGTGGCGGAAATGGACGGATGTTTGAGGTTGGGAACACTGCCGGAGAAGTGGTTGATGGAAAGACTACCAAGGATGCTCGGCTGATCCGTCATGCAGGAACAGGGCTCTACCGAGACCAAGGCTACATAGCCACAATCAATAATCTGTCCACGCCTGTTGTGAAGGACAACACGAGAACCATGCGTGTTATCTACCGACTTACATTCGAGGAGGAAGAGTGATGGAATGGGTTACAAACGTGTCTCTTGTCCTCGCTCTTGCACTTTCAGCTTTCAATCTGTGGGATAAGTTAGATGCGAAGAAAAAAGCCTTAAAAGAGCCTACAAAGGCTCTTGAGAACCGAATTGCAATACTTGAAAGGACGGTGAACTACGAAATGGTAGAACGCTTCAAGCAGTACGATTCTCACTTTGACCGGGATTTACGGCGGTTGGAAAGCATTGAAGAAGGTAACAGAGTCACACAGAAAGTCCTTTTGGCTCTTGTATCCCATGCCCTTGATGGAAATGACATTGAGGGCTTAAGAGAGGCCAAGAAGGACATGGAGCAGTATTTGATTAACAGATAGGAGGATTTTAATGGATAAGAAATGGTTAAAAGCAGCAAGTATCCGGGCAATCAAGACCGTGGCTCAAACCGCAGTATCTATGCTGACGATTGGACAGGCTGTGCTTGATGTAAATTGGCTCAATGTCCTCTCCGTTTCGGCGGTTGCCGGGGTGATCTCCATGCTCACATCTATTGCAGGATTGCCGGAGGTGGATAATGAGTAGATTATATGACAGATATGCTGACGGTCTGGAACCGCTACAGTGCTTGCTAACTAATTCCAAGTGGTACAGAGAAGACCATGATACAATGGTTCCAAGGGGTTTGCTCCTCCATGATACGTCAGCCGATAACATTTTCCTCCACCGATACGTTATGCCGGCTGATGATGACCCCAACAAGGACAAGCTCATTGAGATTCTTGGAAAGAACCCCTACAACAACGATTGGAACCACGGCGGAAAAGACAAGGATGCCGGGGTGAGTGCTTTCGTTGGAGCTATTGCAGATGGTAAAACCGTCACTTCCATACAATCAGGAGCATGGAACAAGGAGCAGTGGGGTTGTGGCTCCGGGCGGTTTGGAAGTCTGAACAAGACACACATTCAGTGGGAGATATGTCAGGACAACAAGAAGGATGTGCTCTACTTCAAGGATGTTTATGAGGAAAGCATTCAGCTCGCCGCCATGCTCTGCAAGCTCTACAACATTGACCCTCACGCCACATTTGAGTATAAGGGATACAAAATCCCTACCATTTGTTGCCATTGGGATGCGTTTCTGATCGGGTGGAACGGCATACGGATTGGAAAGACCGGCTGCAATGGTGGTTTTGGCTCCGGTCATACAGACATTTACGATTGGGATGCCATGTATGACTTTATGGGTCTATCAATGAAAGAAATCTATGGAGACCCCTACAAGATCGACCCTTATGACAACCCTGTATTTAACCGCATTCGGGACGATATTGCCAAAGCCATGATTGACCCGGTAAAACAGACGGGATGGGTCAAGAATAATGGCAAATGGTATTATTATGACACAGACGGAAAGATGGTCAAGGCTGATTGGATCAAATATGCTAATCAGTGGTATTATCTCGGTGAGGACGGTGTGATGCTGACCGGATGGCAGGAGATCAACGGCAAGAGGTATTATCTCTATGCTGACGGGCACATGGCCTCCAGTGAATGGGTTGACGGATATTGGCTCAATTGCAATGGTCCACAGATCTATCCGCACAAGGGTGCCTGGAAAGAGAACCAAAAAGGCAAATGGTGGGAAGATGCATCCGGTTGGTTCCCATTTAGTCAGGATCAACGGATTGATGGCAAGGTTTACAACTTTAATTCCAGAGGGTATCTGATATAGGCTATATGGGCTTTTACCCCTTTGGCATATATGGCTGGCAGCGGGATTGTGCGTGTGGCATGGTTCCGCTGCTTTTTTTGTTTTGGTAGGGGCATGGTAGGGGCAAAAATTCCAAAAAGAGGGGCAAAATTGCACATTTTCGTCATTCCCTTGGAGTGTAGCAAAATGCCTACAAAACGGCTAAAAACAGACGTTTTTGCACTTTTGTTCCTGTTACTTCCTTATTATATGTAAAGTCGTATCAACTACACACTTTCCTTTGTTTTTGGGGCTTCCCGAGGTTTAGAGGGGCATAAAAGTGGCAAAAAAAGAGACCGGATGCATGGTGGTGGGTGAACATCCGGTCCTCAGGGGGTGTAGACAAACCTTGTCTGACAACTATTATATCACAAGATCCGGATGGATGCCATTACGCATTCATCCTTTTCTTTTTGCTTTTCGGTCACATGGTAATAGACACGCCTTGTGATCTCGGTGCCGTTGTGCCCGATCCTCCGTGCTATGGCTTCCAAGGTCATGCCTTGCTCTGCAAGGAGTGCAACATGCGTGTGCCGGAGCATGTGTGGGTGGACTCCATGAGGGTGCAGCAGGAGCCGGTAGTACCGCTCACGGTAGTATCCTCCAGTGTGAGCATAAAATAGGGTCTTTGGCCGGATGCCGTAGGCCATTATGTCAATCTGTCTCCAATGGAGGAACTCATTGAGCATCTCCCGGAGCTCCGGTTGGATAAACACCTGACGGATGGAGCTGCTATTCTTTGGAGTGGTGACTTGGTGGGAGTTTTCATAGAAACTCTTGTTGATGGTGATGTATTTGTCCCCTATGTCCTCCGGAAGTAGTGCCAATGCCTCTCCGATCCGGCACCCGGTAAGGGCAAGGAAGCGGGTGAGGTAGTACGGGATATCATGCAAATGGTCCAGGAGGTCTTGGAGCTTGTCTGCTTCCAGGTAAAGCTCATCCGGGCTCTTCTCAGCTTTGATCTCCTTAAGGGGCTTGATGTTCCGCATGGGATTTTCCGTGAGATATTCCATATCCACACACCACGAGCAAAAGGTGCGCATGGCCCGGATGCATCTGTTGATGGTCTGAGGCGGTTTCTCGGCTTTGAAAAATGCCCTACGGAGCATGGCGGCACTCAGCTCTCCAAGTTTCGGATCTCCAAGGAACAGGTAGGCATTTTTGAATTGATTGCGCAGGTCAATGATGGTGGATGCCTTGCAATCCGTTTTTAGGCTCAAATAGTCCTCTACTGCCTCTTTTAAGCGCATTTCTGTAATGGGCTGGGTATTTTCCCGGCTCTTCTCTAAAAGTCGCTCTGTGGCCCTTCTGATGGCTTGAGGAGTCCTTTTTTCAAGTGGTACAGACACTCTTTTTGTTTTGCCATTAGTTTTTATTCGGTCTACCAGACGGAGACCGGTTTTGGTTTTTTCTATCCACATTAAAAATCTTCTCCTTTCTTATGTTCATAAAACCATTCCATAGTTTTTCGGTAATAAATTGATAAGCGATACAATGTCTGCAAGTCCGGTAATGACAATCCCTGCTCCCATGATGCAATAGTTGTTTCTTTTTTTCCAACAAGATCACCAACTTGTGACTGAGTTAATCCCTTTTCTTTTCTTAGAAGTTTTAGATTTTCACGAATGTTTTTTCTTAATTCTTCATCAGATAACATAATTCCACCTTCTTTCATATGTTGATTGCAAGCATTATATCATAAATGCTACGAGAATTTAATAGTTTATAAATAAAAATTATTGACATAAATACTAAAATTTAGTATTATCAAATTGCACTACGAAATTTTAGTAGTGCAAAAAATAAATTACAAACTACTAAAATTCAGTAGTTATGTTGCAAAGAAAGGAGGATGAAAATGAGTGCCGCAAGTATTGGTATGAAAATCAAGGAATATCTTGATCAGAATGGGACTAAATACAGTTTTGTTGCAGAAAAAGCCGGTATTCCTGCACCAGTTATGTCAGTTATTCTTTCTGGAAATCGAGATATAAAGACACTTGAGTATTATCGCATATGCAAAGTACTCAATGTTCCATTTGAAAAATTTCTTGAAGAAGTTGAGGGGTATTAAAAAATGGAAGAATGGAAACCAACAGAAAAAGGATATTTTGTTTCTTCATCAGGACAAATTAAAAATGCATCCGGGAAAATATTAAGGCAATACAAAAATAAAAGCGGATATATGCTTATTCGCTTAGCCAAAATGGAATTTCACACACATATCAAGTCCATCGACTTGTTGCAAAAGCATTTATTCCTAATCCAAATCATTATGAATGCGTTGATCATAAAAATTCAATCCGTGATGATAACCATTCAAATAATTTGGAATGGGTAACAATA